CTAGGAGCCTCTACAAGGGGCCTCTAGGTGCCTTTACGTACATTTTACCATTATGAACAAACAATGCCGTTCTTGTGGCGCAGAAAAGCCTTTGAGCGATTTCTATAAAAAAGGAGCAGGATGTACAGCTCGCTGTATTACATGTACAAAGGAAAAATACAGAACTGAGGAGTACAGATCTTATCAGCGTAATTACCAAAAAGAAAATACAACTATCGAGCAAGCAATGCTCAACAGAAGTAAAAGCCGAGCCAAACGTAAGGGGTTCGAGCATAACATTACATTAGAGGATATTCAGATTCCTGATAAATGCCCGTTATTAGGAATACAACTAAGTAAGGGCTCGGTAAGTGTCCAAGAAAGCTCTCCAACCTTAGATCGAATAGACTCGTCGAAGGGTTACATTAAGGGTAACGTCTGGGTAATCTCTTATAAAGCTAACACCATTAAATCCAATGCCACGCCAGAAGAACTCCTCACCATCGCAACAAGACTCACTGACTTTATTGCAGCAAGACTTTAAGTACTTTCTTCAAGCAATTTGGGCACAATTAGATTTACCGTCACCAACTCGTGCTCAATATGCAATCGCTGATTATTTACAATATGGCCCAAAACGTTTAATGGTTCAGGCTTTTCGTGGTGTTGGTAAGTCATGGATTACTGCTGCCTTTGTTCTTTGGACGTTGTTTAATGACAATGATAAAAAGGTAATGGTAATTAGTGCTAGTAAAGAACGTGCCGATAACTTTAGTATTTTCTGTCAAAAGTTAATTATTGAAACACCTTGGTTACAGCACATGCAACCTAAAGCTGATACTTCTAGATGGTCACGTATTAGCTTTGACATTAATTGTGCCCCTCACCAAGCTCCTTCTGTTAAAAGTGTTGGCATTACTGGTCAGTTAACCGGCTCTCGTGCTGACTTGATGATTCTGGATGACGTAGAAGTTCCATCTAATAGCTTAACTGAAATGATGAGGGAGAAGCTACTTCAGTTGTGTACTGAGGCTGAGTCCATCTTAACACCAAAGAAAGATAGTCGTATCATGTACCTCGGTACACCCCAGACTACCTTCACCATCTACCGTAAGCTAGCTGAACGTAACTACCGACCCTTTGTGTGGCCTGCACGTTACCCACGTTCACTTAGTAACTATGAAGGACTACTTGCACCTCAACTACAAGAGGATATAGACACAGGCGCTGAAGCTTGGGAAGTAACAGACCCCGATCGCTTTAGCAGTGAGGACCTAGTAGAACGTGAAGCAGCTATGGGTCGTAGTAACTTCATGCTTCAATTCATGTTGGATACGACTCTTAGTGATGCAGAAAAGTTCCCACTTAAGTTCTCAGATCTTATCATTACCTCTGTTAACCCGACTCAAGCGCCGGATGCTGTTGTGTGGTGCAGTGACCCTCGTAATGTGCTCAAGGATCTGCCTACGGTTGGCTTACCTGGTGATTATTTCTACTCCCCGATGCAACTCCAAGGAGACTGGAGTAACTACACCGAAACAATCTGCTCGGTAGACCCATCAGGTAGGGGTAGTGATGAAACAGCAGCAACATACATAAGTCAAAAGAATGGGTTTCTCTACGTTCACGAAGTACGAGCTTATCGCGACGGCTATAGCGACAATACACTTCTTGACATCCTGCGTGGGTGTAAGCGGTACAATGTTACTAAACTACTCATCGAAACAAACTTCGGAGACGGTATCGTCGCAGAACTGTTTAAGAAGCACCTCCAACAAACCAAACAAGCAATAGACGTAGAGGAAGTACGTGCTAATGTCCGTAAAGAAGACAGGATTATTGATTCCCTTGAGCCAGTCCTTAATCAGCATAGGCTTATTGTTGATAGGTCAGTGGTAGAGTGGGACTACTCTTCCAATAAAGACGCAGCACCTGAGGAACGTCTTCTCTATATGCTCTTCTACCAAATGAGTAGGATGTGTCGTGAGAAGGGAGCAGTTAAACATGACGACAGATTAGACTCACTAGCACAAGGTGTTAAGTACTTCACAGATGCTATGTCTATTAGTGCCTATGAAGCTGTTAAGATGCGTAAGCAAGAGGAGTGGAATGACATCCTAGACACATTCCTAGATGATCCTCAAGCTGCTACAAATCACCTCGTGATGGGGATGAATTTAGAGCAAAGACGTAAGGCTAGAGGCAAGAAAAAGAGCCCAGTCCCCACCTGGGTTTAGGCAGATCCCACCCGTAAAGCGGAGCGCCGAAGGGTGGATCGGATCTCCGTGAAGGGAGGAAGACATGTCTCTAACAAGACACATCTTCCTCTTTATTAATGTCCCTGGGAATGGACATTCTGTAAGTACTACCTCCAAAGACACAAACTTCCACTAACTAATACTGAATCTTGGAGTACTGATTCTCCCCAATCCTTCTGAATCCTGTCACTACTTATTCTACTGTATACGTTATGAGTAGAACATATCGTAAGCAACCATTACGTAATCAATTCCGTAACCCTAAGACACTTAATGAACAAAAAACAAGTTTATGTGTCAAAAAACTATTACGATAACGAGTATTCGGTAAAAATTAGAAATCGTTATATCCCATCAGCATGGGATGATATCACTGCTACTTCCATCTACCAAAACGATCATCGATGACTCATACCGCCACCCTGGTACACATCACACCTAACGCTGAAGAGCTTATTAGTTACATGGCACGTGTTAGTAATCCAGCTAACCAATCCAACACTGAGACCAGTGCTAAACTAATTAAGTATCTCATTGACCATCAACATTGGTCTCCATTTGAAATGGTTAACATGTGTGTAGAGATTAACACTACTAGAAGTATAGCAGCACAGATCCTTAGGCATAGGTCCTTTAGCTTCCAGGAGTTTAGTCAACGGTATTCACCAACAAACTTACTTGGTGAAGCAGTAGTACCAGAGCTACGTCTTCAAGATCATACAAATAGACAGTCATCGTTGATAGATACAGAAGGTAAGTTGACTAACTACTTTAGTGCTGCTATTGAAAGTATCTTTGCCAATAGCCAAGCAGTCTATGAAGAGATGATAGCAGCTGGGGTAGCTAAGGAGTGTGCTAGGGAAGTACTACCACTAGCTACACCTACTAGGTTGTACATGAATGGTACAATTAGGTCTTGGATTCATTACTGTCAACTGCGGTGTGGTAATGGGACACAGTTGGAACATAGAATGATAGCTGAGGGTGCCTATAAGCTCCTACAAGAGCATCTCCCTAATGTTTATGTAGCACTAAGTCATGTATAGTCGTACTGGTCCGAGAGAACAAGGTAAACGGTACTCTAAGGGGTCTAGGAAGCCCGTTAAGGTGCGTCAGGCTAAACAGAGGTACAAACACCTTAAGAAGAAGTATAAGGCCCTTTCAGGTGACGCTGGAGGGGTCCCTTAATTTTTGGCATAAATTTAACAAGCCTTATATCGCCAGATGGCCCCGCAATTCCCCCCAGTACCCCTACCTTATATGCAGGGACGCACATTAGCTATGCCGTGTGCTGTTTAATTCTTTCTCATCAGGACAGAGCTATTGAGAATACCAGTGGCAAGGAGTTGCAATCAAGGACGCCCAGCGTATGTCAATAGCCTTGTCCAGAGTATCTGCATCAGGCACAGGTACGCAGGACATTGGACAGGGTGTTTGGTAACAGCAGTGCTGTCATCATCTATCGTCACGCCTTATTGAGAATGAATTGCAATAAGGATGATGTAAGTAATTAGACAATGATAAGTGTAAGTAATAGGTATTGTGCTGGGTGATAAGGTGCAGATATAGGTAGATATCAAGTTATCTGTCTGCCCTCCCCAACTCAACAGTACAGCGCAGCTATAACGCCCTGAGACACGCCTAGAAGCGGCTATAAGGCTCCTCTAACCGTTGTTAGGTATACTGACACCAACAGGCCAGTAGATAGGCATTACAGAGCCTTGTAGAGAAAGTATTCACACTCACGCTATTTGTTACTTATTAAACAGTGTTGCTTCAGTTCGACTCACCCAGTATCAATACGGTTCGGATCGATAAGGAACGCTGATAGGGTCAATTAGGGCGCTACACGGATCCACTGGGTTCTTGGGATTGACACATCGGGGTGGTCCGGGGTATGTTAGATGAGTCGGTGGGGGGAGCGGCAGTCGCCACCACCTCTAGAACCTAGACAACTTAATAGTGTGTGGTCGTCATAAGACGGACTTAGCGGAGCGAGCGATCCCGCGAACAGTTATAGGTTGCAACCCGACCTGACTGTACGACCACGTTACTTGCGCAGATCCACATGCGCTATATAAATTAGATCATGGTTGATAGAGCCTAATCCTCTGTTATATCTTTAAGGTATATTACGGTTAGGCCATCACTACTTGTCACACTGCGCAGAGCCACATGCGTTTAATAAGTTAGATCATGGCATTGACTGTTCACTATTAACGGAGGATTGCTTATGACTATGACTTACCTGCTTCAAAACGTAGATGATATCCTCGACTGGCAAGAGTTCAACTCTAAGGAGCATGCTTTGGATTGGGTTAAAGATAACATCTTGGCTAGTGCTCTTAATGATTGGGTATTGTTTGATGCTGATGGTGAGGTATCTTACCTCTGAGTCACCAGCTGTTTAGTGCGTGCTAACGCACACTACTGTTTACCACTACTACGG